GGCGGTTGAAAGCTGCGCAGTGCCATCCGCCGTAAATGCAGAACCACCAGTTGGCGTTAGGGCCTCCGCAGAAACACCTGTAGGATAAACGTTACCAACACCTGTGACGGTGACATCGCCAACTCCCCCTGTGGCCTCTAAACCGGTAGGTGAGACATTTGCATCTGCTGTAATCGTGACAGAACCAACGGAGCCGGTTGCTTCAAGACCGGTAACTGGAACATTGGCCTCTGCATTAATGCTAACCGTACCGACAGCCCCTGTGGCCTCTAAGCCGGTAGGCGTAACATTAGCTTCCGCAATAACAGAAACAGAGCCGACAGCTCCTGTGGCCTCGACCCCGTCTACATAAACGTAGATTAGCGGGGTTCCCCAAGAACCCTCGCTCCAAGTGGCTCTACCCCACCCTTCGTATGAAGTGGAAGAAGCCACGGGCTAGTTCCTACGCGATACGAATAATTGCGTTAGATGCGTCCGCTGTTGGGAATACGATTGTAAAGTCACCCGCTGTTGACGTCTTATCCGCGCCAAAATCAAGCACCACAACCGCACGGTTACCGTTTGTGGAGTTGTAAATCAGTGCCCCACGCGCTGTAATCGTAGCGGTGCTGAACGTAAAATCAGCAAAGTCACAAAACGCAGTTGTTCCAGAAGTTGTTGGATCAATGTTTGTTAGCGTTCCGCCACCCGCAGAGTATCCCGTGCCACTGATTTCCCCACTTGTGGTGTAAACAGTCGTGGATGCATCAAGCGTTGCGGTATTGTCGTACAAAGCAATTTTATATGCATTCGCACCAACGTTAAAATCATGCAAACCTTCCATAAGCTCCTGCTTAAAAGAGGTACACATATAGTTTCCTGTGAAAGCCATCTAAGTCTCCTTATGTTTTGTCACGCACAATCAATCCGGTACGGTACGCATCCGAAACCTCTTGTGCTTCACCAAAGTTTTTAACACGGGACAGCGCTTCCATAAAGCGTTGCGTGTAGTTTTGAACCAAATCTGGCTCACCCTTCATAAAGGTGTATGCTTCAATCAAACACCCATACAACATAGCCACTGACGCGTTTTCACTTAACCACGTGGTGCCACTTCCCGCGCCCACAGTGAGGGACGTCGGCCGATAAAAGTAATGCAACTCAACATCATACGACGCATCAGGAGTAGGGCCGATCAAAAAGTTGCTGACGTCAAAATACGAATAAAACCGCGGCGTTCCGGTGGTGGTTGCGTCAGGATTAAACGATTGCACAAAGTTAACGTCCTTAAACAACAAAAACTCTTTGTTGCCACCCGTCGTAATCGACAAGCTAAACGGCGCCAAATAATCGCTAGGAACCGCAAGATATTGAACTCCCGACGTCATGTTACCGGTGGTATTCTTACGAAACACCTCTAACTGCGTCGTTTTCAACATGCGCTCTTCAGTATTGCGTATAAACACATCCAGATTATTCACAAACGTCGTTTCGTCGTTTTCCGTATAATCCTGTATCGCTTGTTTTAACTGATCGTATGTAAAACTCATGTCGTCACCGTTACCTGTCCGACCTTACCAAACGCATTCGGCGGCCGTAAATTAGGGGCTTCCACCAGAGGCACGCCAACATACACATCCAATGGCTCTATTCGATCTGGACGCGGGTCCTTTAAAGCCTGCGCATCAATAACTTTGCGACGCGGCTCCAACTGCGGCTGCTTTGCTTCCCACTCGTCGTAACCAACAAGCATGCCCGTCCACTCTTTGCGCATGCGATCTAAGCGATACCGAAAGCCGGATCGATCCGATATTCCATACGCTTTTTTGCCAACCGCATACTTTGACATTACGAAATCCTGTAATAATCCAGACTAGGCTGCACATTAAATGACGCACGATCCCGGTCTTCGGTCATCGCACGATCAAACTCTTCTTCATAAACCGCTTTCAACAGCTGCACACGCTCGGGCGCCCGCTTCATTGAAATATAATACGCCAAACCCGCCGCCAAGCAGGGATAAAACCGAAACGGTAATTCAAGCGTATTTGTAGGCAATCCCGCATCGTCAATGCGCACCAAACGATCAAAAATGATTTCGTCCGTGCTATTGTCCGGCGCAGGCCAAACCTTCAAAGTGGGGTTTATCTGACGATCTACAAAAAACTGCGACACCCGCGACGCCGTAGACTTTGTAGGAATGTTTAAGTAATCGTCACGGCTCACGCGTTCGATGCCATAATCGACGTTGTCGCGGCGTACAACCGCAGACAAAATATCAATAGTATCCGCGCCCAGCGAGTAATCACGCTGCCCTTGAACAACGGTCACCGTTGTCTGCGCTATCGTCCATTGATTTAAACCGCGGTTAGCCCAATCAGACAGCATCAGATTAAGCGAACGTTTCGCGGTTTTTATGTCGTAACCAGTGCGAACCTCTAGCCCACACCGTTCAAACGCTTCTTCGATGTAATCGGTGACGTCTAATTCAAACGTCTTTGTGCCAGAGGTTGTCATTGCTTACTTCTTCTTTCTAACTGCGCCACCAGAACGCATCTTTTTCACCATGCCGCCGCCGCGCATCTTCTTAACGCCGCCGCCCGCACGCATCTTTTTCACCATGCCACCACCGCGCATCTTCTTAACGCCGCCCATGGCCATCTTTTTGCGTGGACTCATTGCCATCTTTCAGTCTCCTATATAGCCGTTCACGTTGCTCAAATATCGCTTCTACGTCGTATTCTTCACGATATGTGTCATAATACCCTAAATCTTGCAGCGTGTATGCAGCTTCTTGAACTTTTGACAAACGCTGTATGAAAATCATTGCGTAAGGCGTATTTATATGCGGCTCAAACTCGCCGTCATCTACAAAGTCATTGCTGTCATCGTCAGGGTGAAAACCCATTACCCAAAGGTCGCGATCCCCAAAAAGACCCTGTGAAATTGCTTCGTTGTAGTCTTCAAGCTCCGAATGAAAGCTGTCGGCGTCGCGCTTGTAAAACTGATCTACAACAATAATCAAATCTAGCGCGTCAGGGAATTGCGCAAAACAAGACAGCACCGCTTGGCTACCGCCGTATCTAAAGATAATCGCTACGCTTTCATCTAACCAAGCGCGCTTTGCAAAGGGACAAGGCGGCATGTTATTGAAATACGCATTAGGCTTTTCCAGAGCATATGCAGACCAAGCGCGAATTTCTTCGCAAATGGACTTTTCGTCACCAATGTAAAAGTTCGTCACATTGTCCATTAGCTGACTGATCCTTTTGTATGCTTGCGCCGGTTTGCTAAAACCTTGCCGCAGCCGCGCGCTACAACGGCGCCCGGTTGTTTTCTACCCGTATAAGGCCGTTTGGCTTTTGTTGCGTAGATTGGGCCGCCCGCAGCCGCATAAGTCACTTCCGCTGCCTTGGTATTCTTTACAACAGTTTTGCCCTTTTTGCCTTCGCGCTTCTTTTTTGCAGCGGTAGACTTGCGTTGAGACTTGGACAAAGCACGCGCTTTAGCTATCGGCAAACAACGATCTGGGTTCTTTTTGTCCTTTGACGTACCGCATTCACCCGCAATGTTGCCATTGCTGTCAATACGAACCCATTTCTGTTTTCGCCATTTAGCTAGTTCGCCGCCCACTTTTCTTCCCCTTTGCACCCTTCGCATAGTTTGGGTCTTTACAGTATTTAGAAGCCGCCATATTGGCATACGCAGAAGGATACGTGTCAAAAGTACGCTCCGCCCAAGCTTTTCCGGCTGGACAAATCTTGCTGCCCTTACTTTTTTTAGACGCGCCTTTACCTTTGCGTGAATAAGCCATTACTTTGCCAACCCTATAATTGATTGCATCAAAGTTTCACTATTCATCAAACCAGCTACGACCAAAGCACCCACAATCATCCACTTTGCCTGAAACAAAGTAACTTTTACTTCTTTCATGTCTCTTTGAAGCGTATCGACGCTTTTCACAAGATGATCCTGTTGAGTTTGAAACTTTACTAATTCCAACTCCAAATCGTGAACACTTTTATCAGCCATCAGCACTTCCATCTTTTCCTTGCTTGTCTTAGGCGTGAATTAGGATTTTTTGCGGCCTTGGGAAACTTTTTCATCTGACCCGCAGAACGTGCGCAGTAAGACTTACGACGCTTCGCGTCCTTGCTACCTTTTTTAACCTTACCCGTAACAGCCGTCTGTAATTTTGAACCCGGGTTTTTCTTGCGATACTCCTTTACACCCTTTTTCGTCATACCCGCGCCAGACTTCGTCTTGCGATAATTAGCACCCTTGCCAGAGGTGGTACGACGTATGGGTTTCTCCTTTTTGGCAGCCATTAAAGGGTATCCCCATTTTTAATGTAGATAAACTCCATTGACGCGGAGACATTAAAGTCAACCGACCCTGAAGAAGAAAATGCTCTCATCTCTAAGTCTGTTTTTTCTGTGAACTTTAACGGGTAGGTATAAAATTGTTCGTGTGCGCCATCTGTCAGGGTAAATCTTTCTTTTATCTGGAAGACTTCTCCGTATGGCCTAGCAACAAGACTAGCATTTAAAAGAGCTTTGGTGGCAGTAGACGTGCCTGTGGACAAACTCATCTTCGTAAGGAACGCTGTATATCCTGCGGGAACTGTCCAAAGGGCCATCAATGTCTGGTTGTCGCCATCCCCATTTATGGTCAGGTAAATATTAGCTGGAACCCCAGATGTAACCGTACCTGTTCCTGCGTAAAGTGTGCCAGCATTTGCGCCACCACTACCTGCACTGCGAACAATGCCGCGATTTATACGCAGATAAGATTTTGTGGTATTAACAGCCGTTTGCCCGTTCAAGGTCACAACTTCGTTTATTTCGTTGTAATCGGCGTCTAAGCCAAAAACCTCTACTGTTCTTGCACCCGTTCCTGCGGCAGTGTCGTTAGCAGAACTGCTTGATAGAGTCATTACTGTTGCTGATGCAGGATAAGCGTATAAACCACCTTGTTCCCAGATGGTTTCTTTTGTAGCTCCAACAACAGCGTTGTAACCAAACTTAAACACAGTTTTGTGGAATGATATTTGCCCACGAGCAACTTGAAGCTCAAACGGCTCGCTAGTACCGACTCTGGATATAGAACTTACTTCGCGGGACATAGCATTTCCTAACTATAGAATATCGTCATCGCAGTAATGTTTGTCGCAGTCCCCACGTGTATATCACTTGTAAACAAAACCCCTTCATCGGGAATGTTTACCGAGTGAGAATCAGACGCCAAAAAATCGATGTCCAAAACCGTTGATCCGCCATTACCGTCCGTAAGTGTCAAACGACCCGCGCCAGCGCCCGTCAAAACCTGTACCTGACGCAATCTAGCGCGACCCACTGAGGCCGCACCAGTTCCCGTCAGACGTTTTGTTTTTACGTCTGAATTAGCCATTTAGCTGTCCTTTTTCTTTGGACGGCTCTTTTTCTTCACAGGCTTTTCTTCCCACGCTTCGTTTACATCCGGCGTAGAAGGATCATCTGCTTTTAAAGTTCCGTCTTTATTACGCGCGCGTACTTTTTTTGTAGCTTTTAGGGGCGTGCCATCTGGCGCCAGCCCCCGAGCTGCTAATTCTTCCGCACTTGGTGGTTTAAATCTACTCATGCGTCACCTTTAAGAGGCCGCAATTGTTGCGCCAGTGTCAGAACGCTTCCAGTTTGTACCGTCAGAAAAGGCCAAGATTGCAGAACCCGCCGCGCCGTTTGAAACGTAAACAAGCGTGCCCGCGCCAGCATCAGAAGCGGATGGTGCAGTCGCAACTGTGTATGTTGGAACTTTGATGTCCCCGACAAAACCATTTGTGGATGTCACTGGACCTGAGAATGTGGTCGATGCCATAGTATATTACCCCTTGCACAAGGTTTTGCCTAGCAGTCTGTGCAACGTCAGGTGGGGCGAAATCCTGTCTGCAAGGCTAATGTTACCCCATCGACAGAATAACACACTTTAGACAAAAAGAAAGGGGCCGCTTTCACGGCCCCAAGTAACAGGGAGGGTGTTATGAATACCCCCACTATAACACAACTTACGCTGCGCCGGGAGTACCAAATACGGCACGCCAATCTGAAACACCGAACGAATAACGTTCACGTGCTTTGAAGCGCATGTTACCGGTGTCGAAGTCACCTTCCATCGCAGTGCGAATTGGAGAACGCTGGAACAGTTTGAAACCGTTTGGCGCATCCGTTTTGATGAAGAATGCATCTGTGTCTGTTAGGAAGTGGTTAACCACTGCCCCATCAGGAAGCATACCCATCGAACGCATTGCGTTGATGTCGTTGTCCGCTGTACCTGAACGTAGGTTTGAGTTTAGTACACGCTCTGCAATGAACTGAAGTTCTTTTGGAATAATCAGTTTCATGCCACGAACGGCAATTTTCAAACCACGTTCGTCTGTCAAACCTGAAATATCAATAAGCATTTGCTCAAGTGATGTTTCGTTTAGGTCCGCAGCTGTGGATAGCTGGTTACGCTGGTTGCCTGACAAGCTTGGGTGCGCTGATGAACATAGCGCAGCACCGTCACCCACTGGGTGTGATGTGCTGAACGCGTTGTTCAAGATAGACGCTGCCTTGATTTGC